TGAGTAAAAAAGAAGTGAAATTTAATTGTAAAATCGTAAAGCGTATGTATAATTCAGAGAATTACAAGATTTATGCTACATACGTAGATAAAAAAGAGTTTCCTAATATTAAGCATAATAAATATGATAACGTCACTATTTATGGAGACGTACATAATTTGGTAGTTTCACAGTCGTATGAAGTTACGGCTGTGGAGCAGCTTGATAATAAGTATGGATATGGATACGATATTGTAAATATACGGATGGATAAACCCAAGAATGAGGAAGAAGTCTATATGTTCTTAAGAGAAATTTTAACTGAGAACCAGGCAGGAGTACTTTGGCAGCATTATCCGGATATTATTGATATTATTTTAAGAGGAGAAGCAGATACCGTTGATTTGGATAAATTAAAAGGTATTGGCGAAAAAACGTTTGAAACTATTAAGACAAAAATAATTGAGAATTATTGTATCTATGACTTAGTAGTTGAATTTGGTGGAATTCTTACAATGTCTATGTTGAAAAAACTATACGATGAATTTAAATCAATTCCCAAAATGAAACAGGAATTGAGAAAACGACCATATAAATCATTAACCAAAATATCTGGGGTAGGTTTTATTAAGGCAGATAGTATTCTTTTAGAATTGCAGCGATTGGGTAAAATTGATTTTCCTTTTGAATTAAAATCATCCGCTCAAAGATGTGCTGCTTGTATGGAGTATTATTTGGAGGAGAATCAAAAAGAAGGAAATACAAAAATGGATCTCCGTGATCTTAGAAAACAAATTGTAAAACTTGTTCCGGCTTGTTCTTCACATTATGTTGAGTGTTTAAAAGATTCAGATATTTATTATAATAAAGAAACTTTTGAAGTAGCATTAAAAATCACACATGATACTGAATGTCAAATAGCAGCTTCATTATTCGTAGCAAACTTAAAACCTAAAATATGGGATTTTGATTGGAAAAGTTACCAGACAGCAGGAGAATATTATTTAACTGATGAACAAACCAGTGCATTGGAATGCATATGTAATAATAATATCATGATATTAAATGGCTTTGCAGGATCTGGTAAAAGTGCTACTTCTGCAATGATCATCAAAATGCTAGAGGATAATAGTATCTCATATACCTTGATGGCTCCAACAGGACGCGCTGCAAAAGTATTGAGTGATTATACTGGCAGGCCAGCGGCTACAATTCATCGTGGATTAGGATATATGCCAAAGAATAGATGGGGATATAATAGCGAATACCAATTACCATTTGATGTTGTTCTTGTAGATGAATTTTCAATGACAGATATATTCCTGTTCTTACATTTATGCGAAGCAATTGATTTTAGTAGAACAAAACTTATTGTTGTAGGAGATTCCGCACAGCTTCCATCCGTTGGGCCAGGAAATTTGCTTTATGATATGATTAATTCATTTGTTATACCTACAATAACTTTAAATCAGATTTTTAGATACGCTGAAGGCGGATTGATGAAAGTCGCTACGGATGTTAGAAATATGAAACCATATTTATACGATTTGAATAATGGTATAGCAAAATTTGGGAACGATTATACATTCATTAATGCAAATAATGAACAATCAATAAAATGTGCAATTAGTTTGTACCAAAAACTTCTTACCCAATATTCTTCCGAAGACATTCTTGTTTTATCTGCTTTTAATAAAGGAGATTGTGGCACTATTGTAATTAATAATTCGATTCAAAAAATTGCAAATCCAAATTATGGGTCAGAAAAATGTATCAAATCTGGAGACACGACATATTATGTTAGAGATATAGTTATTCAGATAAAAAACAATTATGAAGCAGAAGTAGATATGGGTGATATGAAGATAGAAAATGCTAATCCTAGAGAATATTCTGTTGATACAACATTTATTCCTAATGGTATGTTAGGAAAGATCGTTGATATTTATGACGAAACTATCCCATATACAAACGAACATAAAACTGGTGCGATTATTGATTTTGACGGTGTTAGAGTAAAATATGAAAAATCAGAAATGTCAATGTTATTATTGGGATATGCAATTTCTATTCATAAAAGCCAGGGAGGAAGTGCTAAAGTGACAATTACACTTACGCCATCTTGTCATGCATACATGATGAATTCTAATTTATTATATGTGGCATTGACACGTACAAAAGAAAAAAGTTTTCATATTGGCGATAAAGATACTGTAAACAGAGCAACTAAAAAGAAGGAGAACTTTAAGAGGAACACTTTCTTATTAGATGTATTAAAGAAAATAAAAATTAAATTAAACAAAAAGGAGAACAAATGAAGTCAGAATTATTTCAGAATGAATTAAAAACGATTCAATCAGACGATATCCGTGATTTTGCAAAAGTTGTCTTGGATGATGCTCCTGACTATTTTTTCAAGGTTGCGGCGAGTTCTACAGGTAAATATCACCCGGCATATGCGCTGGGTGATGGAGGTCTTATGCGGCACACGAAAGCAGTATTAAGAATCTATAATTATATTGTAGGGTTAGAGCAGTATCCATTTGGAGAAAGAGTAATAGATTTAGGTCGAGTCGCATGTTTAGCACATGATATTCAAAAATCCGGGACAGAAGAATATTATAATGAAAAGTTAAAAGATGGGAAAAAAGTATTCACTGTATTTAACCATCCTTTATTGGCAGCAGAATATATTCGTAATTATAAAGGAATGTATTTAGAAGATGATGATCTGGAAGATATTGCCAGACTTATCGAAACGCATATGGGGCAGTGGAATACTGATAAGCGTGAAAATATTATCTTGCCTAAACCCAAAAGCGAAGTAGAGAAGATTGTGCATCTAGCAGATTACCTGGCTTCCAGAAAAGATATTGATATTTCTTTTGAAGATGACGTTAATGCATATAATTTACCGGATATTGAAACATACAAATGTCCATACAAAAAGCATAAGGATGAATTACTGACAGATGTTGCAAAGACAGATCCTGAGTATCTGGAGTGGCTACATGAAAATGTTAATATGAGAGAACCTATGAAAACATTTGTAAATGAACTTTTAAAAAACAAAACAAATTAAATTAACTTTTACTATTGACACCAGAAGCCTATGGTGCTATTATAATGACACAGGGAAAACAAATTAAATTAACTCAAGGAGATATGTAGACATGAAAGTAACCCTTACAGAAATGCACTCAATTAGAGATGCAATCAGAACAATGTACATGAGCAAAAGAACATGGAATAGAGAGATAGAGCAGCAGCTCAAAGAAATGGTAGATCATTGCACAGATCGTTATGGAAGGCCATTAGATCTGCCAGAGGATGATGAATTAAAAATTAAATTCGACAAAGAAGTAGCAAAACTTCTTAAATGGGGACAAAAGCATATCACAATGCTGCGATTTGAAGATATTTCAGTTGTTGTAGAAGGTCTTCATAGAGGAGCAACCGACGATCTTGACTCCCACGCAAAGAGAATGGATAACAGAATTATTCGTAGCAGTACAAGGCTTGCAGATTACCATGAAGGAGAAGTTTCTGAATGGTACGAAGATAAAATTATCACATGGGATGAAGTATTAAAATATCTTGGTACGAAAATTCCTGGTGAGATTAGTTATTATGGTGATACTTATGTAAGGTCAAATAATGGTTTCATTAAAAAAGGATTAGAAAATAATAAAGATGTAAAACGTGGTTTATATCCACTGGCGATTCCCATGAATTTTACTTTCAAAATAAATATTACTGAATTAGCGCATATTTATGTTGAGAGAGGATCAAAAGATGGTGGCGCTCATGGAACAGCTGCTCCGGAGCTTCAAATCATGATTGAAGATTTAATTAATCAGATTGAGTCTTGGTATCCGGGAATTAATAGAGAATTACTTTTAAAGATTGCGAGCAATAATGTATGAATGTATATTTTGCAAACGGAACTAATATTGTAGTTGGATGCGATAATGAAAAAGATAGTTATTATTTTTGCCAGAAAGATGGTAATGAGTGCTGCAAGAAAGATACTTGCAAAAGATTTCTTGATTCAGATGGCAATGTAAGCACAAGACTTTTTAAGATTATGTGTAATGATGAAAATCATCACATCTTATATATACCGGAAAGGAATGAAACAAATAATGCATAAAAAGTTAGTATTTTTATTTATTGGAAGAACCGCTTCTGGTAAATCATCACTTGCAAGATATATATGCGAGACATTAGGACTTCGACAGGTAAAAAGCATTACAACAAGACTGCCGCGCAAAGATGAAATAACAGGATATGAAGATCATTACTTTGTATCTGAGAGTGAATTCGATGAAATTAAATTTAAAGAAGGCTTTGTAGCGTATACTGAAATTAACGGAATTAAATATGGCACTACATATAATGAAATTGTGAATTCCGATATTTATGTAATTGATCCGAACGGAGCAAAGTATTTGAAAGAACATTGCAAAGATGAATTTAAATTTATCGAGATTTATTTTTCTTCCCCATTTGAATTAGCAAAAGACAGGTTCCTTAAAAGAGGTGGAGCAGAAGAAGAATTTTACTCAAGATATAACAGTGAAGATGAACAATTCACTAAATATGAAGAAGCTGAAGGGTATGACCACTTGTTTGTGAATGATATGAGCTTTTCGAAAGCTGCAGAAGCATTATGTGACTTACTTAAGAGTGAAATGGAAAAGGAGAAATCGTTATGACAGTACAGGAATGGCTAGGATATGATAATCAATTAGGCATAGATATTTGGGAAAGAAAATATAGATATAATAATGAGTCATTTGACGAATGGATCACCCGTGTTTCTGGCAAGAACATAGCAATAGCAGAATTAATAAAAGAGAAAAAGTTCTTATTTGGAGGTCGCATTCTTGCTAATAGAGGTCTTGAGAATAAAGGACGTAAAATTAGTCTCAGTAATTGCTATGTAATTGAACCACCGGAAGATAACATTGAAAGCATCTTTGATTGTGCTAAGAAACTGGCACGTACATATAGCTATGGTGGTGGATGTGGAGTTGATATTAGTAAGTTAGCTCCAAAAGGCGCGCGAGTAAATAATGCTGCTAAAGAAACAACCGGTTCTGTATCATTTATGGATCTTTATTCTATGGTTACTGGATTAATTGGACAAAACGGTCGAAGAGGGGCTTTAATGCTCAGTATTTCATGTGAGCATCCAGATTTAGAAGAATTTATTGGTATAAAATCAGATCTCGATAGAGTTACAAAAGCGAATATTTCTATTAGAATTACAGATAAGTTTATGGCTGCTGTAAAGAATAGAACTCCATTTACTCTGTCATTCACAAGATTGGAAACAAAAGAAACGATTACTAAAGAAATAGATGCGTATGCAATGTTTCATAAAATGTGTGAAATGAACTGGGATTATGCTGAACCTGGAATGCTTTTCTGGGACAGAATCAATAATTGGAACTTGCTTAGTTGTGATGATGAGTTCGAATATGCAGGAACAAATCCTTGCGCAGAAGAACCTTTGCCAGCGGGAGGTTCGTGCCTTCTTGGTAGTATCAACCTAGCTGAATTTGCATGTGATACAGGATTTGATTTTGAGAGCTTCAAGCATTGTGTCAAATCGTCTGTTATTGCATTAAATGAAGTATTAGATGAAGGACTTCCACTCCATCCATTAAAAGAACAAAGAGAATCTGTATATGATTGGAGACAGATTGGACTTGGAATCTTTGGTCTTGCCGATTTGCTTATTAAACTGGGAATTAAATATGGTAGTCCAGAAGCCATTGATTTATGTGACATGATTGGACATACTATGGCAGATATGGCGATTAAAACATCTGCTGTGTTAGCAAAAGAATATGGTGTATATCCTAAATATAAACCAGAAGCGGTAGAACAATCAGCGTTTTATAGTAAAAATGCATTAGGAGAAACAAAAGAATTAGTAGAATCATTTGGACTTAGAAACTCTCAGTTACTTACAATTGCACCAACTGGATCTCTTTCAACTATGATTGGTGTATCTGGTGGCATTGAACCTATTTTTGCAAACTACTATACAAGAAAAACAGAGTCTCTTAAAGGTCATGATGAATATTATAAAGTCTACACTCCAATTGTAAAAGAATATATGGATAAACATGAATTAAAAGATGATTCTGAATTACCAGATTACTTTGTAACTGCGCAGACACTGGATTATAAGAACAGAATCTATATGCAAAGTATTTGGCAGTCACACATTGATGCATCTATTAGTTCTACTGTTAATGTTCCAAATGATTTTACAGTTGAACAGGTTGAAGATTTATATATGACAGCGTGGGATGCAGGATTAAAAGGTGTAACTATCTTTAGAGACGGATGTAAACGTGCAGGTATTTTAACGACAACTATTAAAGAGAAAGATACAAAGCCAGCTGATGTCAAACCTCATACTTTAGAAAGAGGAATGATTATTAAAGCAGATGATAATTGCATTGGCAAGAAAAGGACACTTACAACTGGATGTGGAACATTACATTGTGAAGCATTTTTTGATCCAGAAACCGGACAGCTTCTTGAAACATATTTCAGTAAAGGATCTTCCGGTGGTTGCCAGAATTTTATGATTGGCTTATCCAGAGCTATTTCACTTGCTGCTAGAGGCGGAATTGATATTTATTCTATTGTCGATCAGCTTGCATCATCTGGAACTTGCCCGTCATATGCAGTGCGAAGAGCAACAAAACATGACACATCAAAAGGAAGCAGTTGTCCAGTTGCAATCGGAAATGCATTAATAGATATGTACAATGAAATGCAAAATGATCTATTTGATGATGGAGATGGTGATGAATTTATAGAAAGTACTAATAAACAGATAAATAAAGCTAAGTGTCCTCAATGTGGAGGAGAGTTAATTTTTGAAGGTGGATGTAACACATGTAAATCATGTGGATGGAGTAAATGTGATTGATAAGCTATTAAAGCTTTGATATAAAAATTTAATTAAACAAAATACGGAGAAAAAGGAGAACTAAAAACATGGCAGAAATTACAATGAAATCAACAAAAGCAGAAATTATGGAAGCGTATAAGGCAGCGGTGGAGAAACTTGATACAAGAGACCGAATGATTGATGATCCTGCAAAAGAAGCAGCAGCAAAACTGAAAACAGAAGTCATCAAATCTGCAGATGCAACAGCAAAAGAGGATATCTTTAATCCAGAGATTATCAAGAAATACAATGATCTTACAGAAGCTATTGAAATTAAACAGCTTGAGTTAGATGAATTATATGGCATTGAGACAAAAGCAAATGCTATGGCAGCTATGATCAATGCTTATAAAGAGAAAAATGAAGAGTTAAAAGAGGCTCAGGCAGCGAAAGAAGCAGAGATTGAAGCTGAATTGGGTGAGAAAAAAGATACACTGAAAGCTGAAATTGAGGCACTGAAGCAGCAGAAACAGGAAATTATTTGTTCTATCAATGCAGAAGCTAAAGCAAGAGAAAATGAAATTAAATTAACTCGTAGCCGTGAGGAAGATGAATATACTTATAATCTGAAACGCAGTCGTAAAGCCGAAAATGATAAATGGGAAGATGAGAAAGCTGCTAGAGAAAAGATTTTGGAACTTAGAGAAACAGCGGCTCTTGAGAAAGAAACAGAACTGAATGCAAAAGCTGATCATGTAAAGGAATTAGAAGCAAAAGTAGAAGAGATTCCGACATTGATTGCGGCAGCAACAGAGGAAGGTATTAAAAAAGGTAAAGCCGATGCTGATAAATCAAATGCGTTTGAGGTCAGAGCACTTAAGAAAGATGCTGAATATCAGAAACAGCTTCTGGAAGATAAAAATGAAAGACTTGCAGAGGATCTGGCTAATGCGAGAGCAGAAAAAGTTGAATTACAGCAGAAACTTGACGATGCATATGCTCAGATGAGAGAACTTGCTGCTAAGACTGTAGAATCTACCGGTGGAGTTAAAATTCTGAACGGACAGACTCAGCAGAATAATAAATGATAATTTAATTATACGGTATGCGTAAGAAAACGCATACCGTAGTAAGGAGAATTATATGAATCCGGTATTTATATTTTTAGTATTAGTTGGAGCTGTAGTTTTATGGTTTCTATTATCTGCACTGTTTTATCCATTCGGACGATTCTTGCATAGAATTTGGAAAGATGCAGTAGACGAAA